AAAGAGGGTAGATATACTCTTAATATGGTTAAGATAGACCGACAAGTTAGAGAAGTCTTAAGCCATATAAAATTAGCAGAAGCTCAAAAAGAGCATTTAGCTAATAAGATAGAAGAAGCGGCTCCACAAGTTTCTGTAGCTACTTAACAAAAGCTACATCGTTGGAAAAATTCACTCCACATTACAGGCTCTCTTGCGCTCTACTAAAATGTAGTATATAACATAATCACTATACATATAAGTTTATGTAGACGCGTATAGTCGACGGCCTAAAGACTACATGAACGTAATTAGGAGGATACAACTATGGCAAATACTACATTTGATGGTCCGGTAAGATCGAAAAACGGTTTTATCAATATAGGACCAGGAATGACTAAAGCATTAACTGCTAATACTACTTTAACAGTTAATGATCATGCTGGAAGAATCTTGTTAACTCAAGATGCTGACGGTATTTTTACTTTACCTTCGATCGTGACAACTGCTGATTCAGCAAGTGCCGGTCCAGGGTCAGACCCAAACAATCTAAATAACATTGGTGCAAGTTTTTACTTTTATGTAGATACACTAGCAACTGATGTTCAAATCGTAACTGACGGAACTGACAAGTTCACTGGTGCAGCTATGATTGCAGTGGATGACGGAGCTAAAAAAGCTTTCTTCCCTGGTGCATCTAATGATGTTCTTTCTATGAATGGAACAACAAAAGGTGGAATCGTTGGATCTGTAGTTCAAGTTACAGCGATAGAAGCTGCTCAATATTTGGTTCACAATACTCTGCTCTTAGGATCAGGAAGTATTGAAACACCATTTAGCGATACGTAATAAATAATTAATGTGGGGCTTCGGCCCCACATAACTTTTAACGGAGAATAATAAATGTCATTTACTAAAGACGTACAAGCTACTAGATCTGCTGCAGCTGCTGGAGCAACTGCTGTTATTGCACCTAATGTTAGAGTTTACTCAATATCAGTTGCATCTGACGGAGGTGGAGCAGGTGTGTTAGAGCTAACAACTACTTCAAATGCAGGCGACACAAAAATTTATGTAGATGTTCCTAGTGGAGATATTTTAACATTAAATTTTGGTGGAGGAGTTTTATTCCCTGCTGGAGTTTTTTGTAAAACAAAAACAAACGTAGCTGGTTATACTTTATTTACAGATAAATATTCTGGTTCAAGTTTATAGGAGGTAGCATGGGAATTTCTTTAGATACCCAAGCAACTAGATCTAATCTAACCAGTGTCGATACTACGCTGTCTGCAAACATAAGTGCAACGCAGAATTACATTCCTGTTGCCAGCACCACGAATTTTTCAACTAGTGTTGTTGCGGAGATTGAATCAACTAATGAGGTTGTGAGTTTTACAGATCTAAGTTCAAACCAATATTTAAATTCTGAAGACGTTTCTTCTTGGCTTCAGAATCAAGTGACTGTAACAACAGATTCAACTACAGCTCCAAATGGAACAACCACTGCAGATAAAGTAGTTCCCAACACAAATAACACTTTACACTTTGTTTATCAAAATAACATAAGTATTACAGGTCCTTTAACATTTTCAGTTTTTGCAAAAGCTGCAGGATATAATTTTATTAAATTATATTCTGGAGGTTCTTCCGTTTGTTCAGCAAACTTTAATTTAGCTACAGGTACAGTTGGAGCAACAGGGGGATCTGGTTTTAATTCTGCACGTATTACAGATTTTGGTGATGGTTGGTATAGATGTGAAGTCACAAGTAATACCAGTGTATCGGGAGGCACTACGGCTGGTGGAGTTTATGTTACGAGTGTGCCAAGTTCTCCTGTTACCAGTGGTTTTTCAGAAGCCGGAGATGGAACTAGTGGAGCATTTTTGTGGGGAGGTCAAGTCGAAGCAGGAACTTCAGCATCAACTTATTTACCTACGCTTTCTTCAGCGAGAGTAGGACTAACTGGAGTTACAAGAGGAGTAAACGGAACAACTGCACAAGCAGCAAGTTCTGGTGCTTCTATTCAACAATTACCTTATGCATTAAATGATGTAGATATGGCTGTAAGACTAGAAGGTTTAAACGTATCTACTGATGGAACTGGAGCAGGTAGATTTACTTTAGCTGATAATAATGGAGATACTCTTTTTGATTTAGATATTCCAGACGGTAAAAAATTTAACCTAGATTTTGGTGGTGGAATTATATTTCCTAATGGAGTATATGTTTCTAACACTGACAATATTGCAGGGTATACTTTATTCACTAGTAAATATGGGAGTAATTCATAATGGCTTTTTCAGGTACAAGTACATTCGAAAAATTTTTATCAATTGATGATATTATAACAGAGGCTTATGAAAGATTAGGTTTCTTTGATTATTCTGGTAATGATTTAAGATCAGCTAGACGTTCTTTAAATATAATGTTTCAAGAATGGGATAACAGAGGAATACATTTTTGGGAAGTTGCAAGAACTGGAATTAGTTTAGTTTCAGGTCAAAATGAATATTCATTATTTAGATCACCAGCTGATGGAAATGGTGATGGAATAACTACAACTTTAACTTCAGGTGTTTTGTCTACAGCTACTACTATTCCTGTTGCATCTACAAAAAACATGAACGCTACAGGTAAAATTAGAATTAATAATGAAGTAATTATTTATACTTCTATTTCTGGAAACAATATACTTTGTGAAGCATCTGGACGTGGAGCAGATGGAACTACAGCTGCGGGTCATTCAGAAGGTGATACAGTTACTAATTTTGTTGACATGGTTTCAGATGTTCTTGAAGCAAGTTACAGAAATACAGATGACGTAGACACACCACTTGCAAAAGTAAATAGATCTCAGTATCAAGCTTTCTCTAATAAAACATCTACAGGTCAACCATCACAATATTTTGTACAAAGATTTATAGATAAAGTCACTATCACTTTGTACCTAACTCCTGGAAGTGATCAGCAAAATGATTTTATATATTTTTATTACGTTAAAAGAATTCAAGATGCAGGTAAATATACTAACGAAGCTGATGTAGTTAATAGATTTGTACCTTGCATGTGTGCAGGGTTAGCTTATTATATGGCTATGAAAAAAGCTCCACAAAGAGTTCAAGAAATGAAATTAATTTATGAGGATGAATTATTAAGAGCATTACAAGAAGATGGTTCGCCAGCTAGTCTTTATATTTCACCTAAAACTTATTATCCGGAGATATAATGGCAAAATTTGCAAAAGGAAAACACGCATTAGCAATATCAGATAGAAGTGGATTAGCATTTCCATGGAGAGAAATGGTTACAGAATGGAACGGTGCATTTGTTCACACATCAGAGTATGAACGAAAGCAACCACAGTTAGAACCAAAACCATTTGTAGCTGACCCACAAGGTTTAGAAAAAGCAAGACCCCAACGTTTTAATTTATTAACTGGTGGCGGTGGAGGAATAATCGCAGATTTAACATTACCTGGATCTTATGCTTTTCAAGATCAAAGTAATAACAGTATGATTCCAGAAAATCCTACTGACATAAATAGAAGAAGAGAAGCAAGTTTAACTATTGGAAGTGTGACGGTAAGCATATCATGACGTATACAGAATTAGTTCAGAAAATTAGAGACTATACTGAGGTATCAAGTAATGTTTTAACAGATACCATTATAAATGGTTTTATTGAAAATGCAGAATTTAGAATTTTAAGAGATGTGGATTCTGATAATAATAGAAGATATGTTCAAGCTCAATTAATTTCAGGCACAAGATTTATCGATACACCACAAAATTTATTGGTAATTAGATCAGCTCAAATTGTGGATTCTGATGGGGTAGGTCAGGCTGATAATAGAGATTTTCTACAATACCGAGATACCAGTTTTATGTCTGAATTTAATAATTTAGGTTCACAAGGGGTGCCTAAATATTATAGTAACTGGGATGAGGATAGAGTGGTCGTGGCTCCTACTCCAGATGCCACTTACACAATTCAGTTAAATTATATCTTGAAACCAGACGGATTATCTAGTACAGTCCCTACTACATATTTAAGTCTGCAATTTCCCAACGGACTTTTGTATGCATGTCTAGTTGAGGCATATGGTTTTTTAAAAGGGCCAAATGATCTCTTGCAATTATACGAAGGAAAGTATAAACAAGTGGTAGAAGGCTTCTCTATTGAACAAATGGGAAGAAGAAGACGAGACGAATATCAAAGTGGTGTTCCTCGTATAGGTAAATAGGAGAATAAATTATGGCTATAACACAAGCGATTGCAAACAACTTTAAGAAGTTATTACTAGAGGGTGATGCTAATTTTTCACAATCTGGTGGTGACAAGTTCAAGTTAGCTTTATATACTTCTTCAGCTACTCTAAACTCAGCAACAACTTCATTTACAACTTCTAATGAGGTTTCATCATCTAACTATTCATCTGGTGGTGGAGCACTTGTAAACAACCCAACTTCTCTTACAGCTGGTGTTGCAAGAGCTGATTTTGCTGATCTGTCGTTTCAAAACGTTACTCTGACAGCAAGAGGAGCTTTAATTTACAACACATCATCTGCAACTACTAATTCTGCAGTATGTGTTTTAGATTTCGGAGGAGATAAAACAGCTACTTCAGGTACGTTTACAGTTCAGTTTCCAGCGCCAACATCAACAGCAGCGATACTAAGAATATCGGGCTAATAGGAGGTAGCTCCTATGGCGGATAAAACTTATACAGTCACCGTTGCAAGCGGAAGCTTGTACGGCGGAGGCACGGGAAATGTATTTTATTTAGACGGTGTAAGAAATTCCACTGGACCAGGTACTGTTGTATGGGCTGGAGGTTCAACTTTAAGATTTGAACAAAGTGATTCTTCTAACGACAATCACCCTTTAATTTTTTCTACTAATACAGATACATCTGGAATTATTTCTACAGGTGTAACTTATTATTTAGACGCTCCAGCAAGTTCTTCTGATTATACAAACACAAGTACATTCAATGCAGCTACTACTCGATACGTTGAAATAGATGTATCAGCACCAGATTTTTATTATCTATGTTACGTCCATGGAATTGGAATGGGTGGAGTTATGGATGTTGCTACAGGTAAAACTTGGAGTGTTGGTACCTGGGGCATTAATCAATGGGGAGATCAAACTGATCCCACTCTTCAAGTTACAGGACAAGCATTAACAGCTAACTTAAGTAGTGTAACTGCTGAAACAGAAATTAATTTAGGTTGGGGAAGATTTGGATGGAACGAACAAGCATGGGGTATTGCAAGCACTCTTATTGCTACAGGTAATTCTTTATCAGGAAATTTAGGTACTTTAGGAATGCGGGGAGATGTAACTCTAATTCCAACAGGTATTGCAATGACAGCTGCTTTAGGAACTCCAACAGCTACAGGTTTAGCAGAAGCTGCTGCAACAGGTTTAGCATTAACTGCAGCTCAAGGAACTGCTGATGCTGGTCCTGATGCAATGGCGGTTGGTATTGGTGCTACTATGGCAGTTGGTTCTGTAGAAGCATTTAACAATGAAGGTTGGGGAAGACTAGGATGGTCTATAAACGATTGGGGTGATGCTGGTTCTTCAGTTCAAGCTGATGCTACAGGTTTAGCATTAACTATGGGTGTAGGCGATACAACAGGTGGTATCGTTGCAGATGCTTTAGTAACTGCAAATACTTTAAATGTAGCACAATTAACATTAGGTAGTGTTGACCCTGCACCTGATGCAATGATTCAAGGTAATGCAGGTCTTTTATCTTTAGGTCAAATAGGACATCAAGGAGATGTAGTTGGTGCTCCAACAGGAATAGCGTTAACTGCTAATTTAGGCACAACAACTGTAGATTTAAGAACTCTTGTTCCAGTAACAGGTGAAGAAGTATTAGCTAGAGTGGCTCCAGCAACAGGGTTTACTAATGTTACTGCTACACTTACTGGATTTGGGTTGACTATGAGCTTAAATGATGCTAATGCTTTAATCTGGAACGAAGTAAATACAGGTTCAGCTCCAATAGACCCACCGGGTTGGGTGGAAGTCGTTGCATAAAGAGTTTGACACAATCTCTTTATTTTAATAAAATTAATGGTATAAGGATTTAATATGGCGAATTCAACATCAGCAAGTTTAAAACTTACAGTACAAGCAACCGGTGAAAACTCGGGAACTTGGGGACAAATCACAAATACAAACCTTTTAATTCTAGAACAAGCTATTGGTGGTTATGATACGTTTAATGTAACTAACGCAAGTAGAGCTTTAACATTTACTAATGGCGCTTTATCAAATGGTAAAAACGAAGTAATAAAATTAACAGGTACGTTAGCTGCAAACGTTAACGTAACAGTTCCAGATTCAGTGGAAAAAACATACATAATAGAAAATGGATGTAATCACGATAACAACACATTAACTTTTAAAACATCATCAGGTACAGGTGTAGCTTTATGCGAAGGCCATACTTATACACTATATTCTGATGGAACTAATATTGTAAAAGCAGGTGAATTAAGAAAATGGAGAGCAGTATCTGCAGCAGAAACAGTTCAAGCAGGTGCTCAACTTTTAGTAAATACAAACGGTGGAGCAGTTACAATTACACTACCAGCTTCTCCAAGTATAGGTGATGAAGTATCATTCATGGACCAAGGTTACGATTTCGATTCAAATGCACTAACAGTTGGAAGAAACTCTTCCAACATTGCTAACGCAGCCTCCGACCTAGTAGTTAATACACAAGGTGCAGGCTTTTCTTTAGTTTATTCAGGAGACGCTACTACTGGTTGGACATATAGGGAGAAATAATCCATGGCTAACTACGAAGCAACGCGATACGACTTTGACGGTGCTAGTCTTACAGACATACAAGGTCTTAATACTGGTTTAATCATACCTTGGACAACAGCATCAGCGCCTACAGGTTTCTTAGAATGTAATGGTTCTAATGTGTCTAGAAGCACTTACTCTGCTTTGTTTGCGGTAATAGGTACAACTTATGGATCAGGTGATGGTTCTAGTACTTTTACATTACCAGATTTTCAAGATAACTGTTGTTTAAGTAAATCCCCAAGTAAAGCTTTAGCATCAACTGGTGGAGCAAACACAGTTACTTCTACAGGAAATATTAGTGGTAACCTGGGAAATACTACAATTAGTTCACCAACTATGGCGAGTCACTCTCACCCTTTTACTGCTGGATCTAACAGTAATACTTCTAATGGTAGTTTGGCTTCTCATAACTATGGTCAACCATATAATATGAACTCAGTAAACTTTAACAATACGGGTAGTGGTGGATCTCACTCACACAATTTAAGTGCAAACTTCGTTGGTAATGCAACTTCAGTGTTGCAGCCCTATTTAACATTAATGTATATAATTAAAACGTAGAGGAATTATGTCAAATTACGAAGCAACTAAATATGATTTTACTGGACAAAATCTTACTGGTATTGATTTAGTTAATACTGGATTAATTATACCTTGGAGTGATTCATCTATTCCATCAGGATTTTTAGAATGTAATGGTCAAGCAGTTTCTAGAACAACTTATTCTGCATTATTTGCAGTTATAAGCACAACTTACGGTACAGGAGATGGTTCATCTACATTTAATTTACCTGATTTACAAGATAATGTACCTGTAGGAAGATCACCTGGTAAAGCTCTTGCCTCAACAGGTGGCGCAAATACAGTTACAAGCAGTGGTAATATTGGTGGAAATGCTGCTAATCACAGTTTATCAAATTCACAAATAGCTAGTCACTCACATAATGTAAACTGGGCTCAAAAGAATGCTAGTGGAAATAATTTTGGAAGAGCGCCTGCAACAGGATTTAACTCGGGTAACACCGGTGGAGGTGGAGGTCACAACCACTCTTTATCTGCTAACTTTACAGGTGGAGCTGATTCAGTTGTACAACCTTATTTAACAATGATATATATAATTAAGACTTAATACTATGGCAAATTACGAAGCAACAAAATATGATTTTAATGGAAGTAACATTCAAGGACTAGTAGGTGTATCTACTGGTTCTGTTATACCTTGGGGTGCCACTTCTATTCCATCAGGTTTTCTAGAGTGTGATGGAAGCGCTGTTTCTAGATCTACTTACGCTACATTATTTGGAGTTATAGGAACGACTTATGGAACTGGTGATGGCTCTAGTACTTTCAATCTTCCTAATATTGCAGATAACGTTGTAGTTGGTAAATCACCTAGTAAAAATATAGCTTCAACGGGTGGTGCAAACACAGTCGCATCAAGTGGAAACGTTGGTGGAAACTCAGGTAATACAACTCTTTCTACATCACAGCTGCCTTCTCACTCTCACCCAGCAACTGGTAGAGCTGCTAACCACCAAGCTCATGCACAAAATAACTCAGGTGGATCACCTCGATATCCAAACAGTAATAGTAATTCTGGAAATTCTGGTGGAAGTGGAGCTCACTCTCATGGTTTATCAGGCACTTTTACAGGTAATGCAACTTCAGTGTTGCAACCTTATTTAACTGTGATATATATTATTAAAACGTAAGGAGATTTTTATGGCTAAACATGGTTTATGGACTGTTATCATCGAAGATAAAACGATTGTAAAAAAATGTGAAGATTTTTCACCTAAAAATCCTATGGGTCATACAATAGAAGGTCATGATTCATTTTGGAATGATTCAAAATGGAGTAACATTCACGCTATTCAATTTACAGACGATGGAGTAGATAACGATCAAGTAGAGTATGAAGATGATACACCTAATGGTGCATACGATGCAAATGCTTTAGGAGATTTTAGATCTCAGTTTATAACTAAGTTTGACGAAGCTCACTTACTTCACCTTCAACAAGTATGGGATGAGGATCAAGTTAGATCAGTAGAATACTTAGACTACACAAAAGAAGATGGTACAGTAATATCTAGACCTAATGAAGTAGATGAACCTATGGAAGATCAAATAGCAAGAAAAGGTCCGCGTCCTACTTCCTACTCTTCCTCTTAAGGTTGAATCAATAACCAAGAAGTTAAAATATATTTTTCACCTGACAAAGGTGGATTTCCTCTGTGCACATAAGGAAAGTGTGCAGGCCATATAACTATTCTACCAGTTTTAGGTTGAACTCTTTTTGAAAAATACAAGAACTCTGTTTCTCCACCTTCTTCTACATCATTCAAATATATAGAAAAGACCAAGCCTCTTTGTAATCCTTCAACTCCCATTCCTCCTCCCCATTCAGTGTGCCATATATGGTATCCTTCTTTAGGAAGAGTTTTTTGTACTTTCATTACAGTGTACATGAAATCACTATGAAATTCATTTATATCAGTTTGCCTAATATATTCTTTAAGAGCCATGTCAAAATTTATAATAGTAGTTTTAATCTCATCGTGAAATATTAATTTATCATCGTTGTATGGATTAATATCTAGAGCAGCATCTTTTTTAGAATGGTTTCCTCTATTTTCAGTAGAAAGTCTTGTATAAGTTTTCATCATTTTTTGATGATTATCAAAAACCTCTATGAGATTTTTACATTCTTTTTCTGGTATAAAGTTATCAAAGACTCCTATGAAATCTTCAACGTTATATGTTTTTTCCATTAGTAAGCATCCTTTATTGGTTGGTCGTTTTGATGATGAGTGAAAGGCCCGTCTTGATCTACGTAATGAAAAAATACTTGTGCATTAGCATCATGTTTAAACGTTCCTCTACCATGAGGAATATCACATCCCATGTACACGACAGCATCTCCTTCATTCATTGTAATCCACTCTTTATTCATTTGAATAGGCCATTCTTTACTTTGTTGTATAGAAGCTGTTACACTAATTTCACAAGAAGGTCTATCAGTATGTTTTGTTAGTTTGCTTCCATAAACATAATATCTCCAATAAGTATATGACTTAAGTAATTTTAAATTAACGTGTTTTTCTATAAACCCACGTTTTAACTCATGGAAATATCTCATTAAAGAATCATTGTAAAAACAAGGAGTAAGATTAGAAGCGACAGGATTATTTGGCTCTACCTGCCATTTTTCATCTAATCGTAATAAACAATATTGTTGTAATAAATCTAATTCTTTTTTTGAAAAAAAGTTTTTAATTAGTTTATATTTAAAATCTCTTATAGTAGCCATGACACGATGCTATATCTTACTCCTTTTGTTATTGGTTCTATTGAATGAGGAAATAAAAAGGTACTAGGAAAAAAGATAATAGTTCCACTTTTACATTTAACTCTTTTATACTCTTCTTTATTTATTGGATTAAAGAAAACTAGATCTCCTCCTTTATAATCATCATTTAAATTTATTATACAACTTAAAGTTCTATACGCGCTGGTATCATTGTCCACATGAACTTCATATTTACCACCAGGTTTATATTTAAGTAAATCTACTTGATTTAATTTACGAGCGTGATTGAAAGAAAACTTAACATTATAGTTTGGAAGATAGGTAAATATCTCATTCATTATATGCCTAAAATAAATTTTATCTGATATTGAAGAATCATTTAAGGTAAAACCATTTACATCTCTAATACTTTTGTCAATGTCTCCTTGACTTCCTTTACCTCTTATCATCATAGGTTTATCAGCTCTATACTCTATGTAATTAATTATGTTCTGACGCATTTCTTCATTTAATTTTACATTTAAAACCATTATTGCATCATCTAAATTCATGTTATTTTTTTTGTTTTACTCTTCTTGCATAGTCAAAATTATTTTGTGACTCGATATTGAATATTAAACTGTATCTATTTTTTTCATCTGTAGATTCTTCAAAGCCATGTAATATTTCTGCAGGTAGAATATAATAGTCACCAGGTTTAGGAGTTATTCTTATGTTTAATTCAGGCAAGATTAAATCACAGCCTTCAGTTAAATAAAGAATTCCGTGTACACAAGAGTGTGTATGGTAAGCTAAACTATCTCCTTTTTTAATTTCATTACCCCATGCGTTTAAAACATTTTGTGTTTCAAAAAAATGTTTAAACATATGTTCATGTGTGGTTTGATATTTGTTTATTATATGAACCATAAAATTAACAAACTTCTCATCCTCTACAAAATGATACCAATCGGTCATGCCACCTTTTACGTTGGTATAGTTCTCCATTTTAGGATCTATATTTTTTCTTGTTTCTATCATGAAGTAATTTAATATTTCTGGATAAGGATAATTACCATATATTATATTCACCACTCTAGGATAAGTTACACACAGACTATTTTTATGTTCATTTGTGGGGTCTGATTTTAATATACTAAACATTTAGGCTCTTTCATTCTTTAAAAAACTATTGTATATTGCACTATATGCTACAAAAATTAAATTTCAAGCCTGGCTTTAATAAACAAGATACAGAATCAGGGGCAGAGAGCCAATGGACTGATGGAGATTTTGTAAGGTTTAGGTATGGTTTACCTGAAAAAATAGGTGGATGGTCCCAGCTTACAGCTTCATCATTAACTTTACCTGGTGTGGCAAGAAATCAACATTGTTTTACAAGTTTTAAAGGTGAAAGATATTCAGCAATAGGAACATCTCAAGGGTTATTTATTTATTATGGTAATGACTTTTTTGATATAACTCCACTTGATACAGCTATTACAGGGTGCACTATTTCTACAACTACTTCGTCAACAACAGTAACTATACACAAAGCATCTCATGGTTTACTTGCTGGAAGATATATTACTTTATCTAGTGTAACTGTTACAGGTGCCTCAGACTTTACAGCATCAGAATTAGAAAAGGCTTATGAAATTTTAACAGCAGCAACTGATAGTTTTACAATCCAGGCTTCACGTGCTGAAGGAGGATCTGGTATGACTGCAGCTGGAGCTGCAACAGTTAATCCTTATGTTGAAGTTGGACCAACAACACAAACAACCGGTTATGGATGGAGTACATCGACATGGGGAGCATCAACCTGGGGAACAGCTAGAGCTACAAGTAATGTAATTCTGGATCCAGGAAACTGGAGCCTAGATAATTTTGGTGAAGTATTGGTAGCGACAGTATTTAATGGTAAAACATTTACATGGAACGCAGGGGCATCAAATGCTAGAACAATTAGAGCTTCACAAACCACAAGTAATTTTCAAACTACAAACAATCCTACAGCTACAAGAATAACTATAGTATCTGATAGAGATAGACATTTATTTCACCTAGGAACTGAAACAACCATTGGTGACACCACAACACAAGATCCGATGTTTGTAAGATTTTCTAATCAAGAAGATTTAAATACATACACACCAACAGCAGTCAACACTGCCGGTACATTTAGATTAGATACTGGTAATGAAATAAGAGCAGCTATTCAAGGTAAAGATTATATATTTGTAGCAACAGATTCAGCAGCTTATGTAATACAATTCGTTGGACCACCATTTACTTTTTCAGTTAGACAGGTGGGCACTAACTGTGGATGCATTAGTCAGAATGCTATGTCTTATGCAAACGGCGCAGTATGGTGGATGTCTGCAGAGGGTGGGTTTTTTGTTTTTGATGGTACAGTTAAATCATTACCATCTCTTGTAGAAGATTTTGTTTTCAATACTGATGGAGATAATTTAGGAATAAATTATGATTCACGAGATATTATTTTTTCTTCTCCAAATAGTTTATATACAGAAATAAATTGGTTTTATCCTAAAGATGGGTCTTTACAAGTAGATAGATGTGTAACTTATAATTACTCAGAAAACTGTTGGACTACATCTTCTCTAGATAGAACTACATATCATGATCAAGGAGTATTTGATGCTCCTTATGCAACTGATTATAATTCTACTGGAACACCTGTATTTCCAGACATTTTAGGTATCACTAATACATACGGTGCTACTATATATTACGCTCACGAAGTAGGCACTGATCAAGTTAACAGCACTGGAACAACTGCTATTCAAGCTTTTATTAGGTCAGGAGATTATGATATTACTTCTAGACGAAGCGCCTTGGGTCAAGCAACAGGGGTTGCTGATTATAGAGGAGATGGTGAGTTCTTTATGTCTGTAAAAAGATTTATACCTGATTTTAAATATCAAACTGGTGATGCTCAAATAACTTTATTTATTAATGATTATCCAGATAATACAGCAGTCAGTTCACCTCTTGGACCCTTTACAGTTACTTCAACTACTGATAAGGTAGATACAAGAGCAAGAGGGAGATTAGTTTCTCTTAAAATAGCAAACACGTCTACAGGTCAAACATGGAGATATGGAACTCTTAGACTAGATGCTCAACCAGATGGAAGAAGATAATGGCAAAAAGTTTATTTGATCTAGCACAATTATATTTAAATCAAGGAGTGCCTGAAATAGATCCTATATTTCAACCAGTGTCGCCACCACCACCGACAACAATGCCAGTGCCAACGCCAACGCCAACGCCGCCAGAAGGTTTGACACCAGAACAATTAGAACTTTTACGTTTACAAAGAATTCAAGCAAACGATAGTCCAAAAGGAGACTTTGGAATTTTCAATAATTTATTAAAAGACACAGCTAAAAATTTTGTGGTAGATGTTTACGATGAAGAAGCTGGAGAGTTTGTGCCTACAAATATTACTGGATATCGAAATGTTACTTCAGGTTTGTACCAAGATAAATTTGGTAAAAACTTAAATCCTATGTTTACAAATTTCCCAAGTGTTTTTAGTGTGTTTGGTAAAAGAAATACGGTTGGAGGTTTTAAACCTGGTACAATAAGAGGTAAATATGATAGTATTTCAGATCTAGTTAAGGGTAATAAAAATGAACCTCCTAAAATGACACTAGCAGATATAGGTAAAAGAAAATTAGGTATGAAAAAATTAGGTAAACAATATCAACAGATTTTGAGAACAAGAGATAATGATCCACCACCTTCAAATGTTAATAAAAAAAGAACTGACAAAGCACCTAAAGGAACAACAACTTTTGATACCAAAAGTGGATATGGAAGAAGAGATTTTTAATGGCTAAAATAACAAACTACATACCTGAACCAAAACAAGAATATGATGTAGAAAATCAAAGACAAATATTAGAGTCTTTAACTACACTACAAAATCAATTAAACTTCTCTTTTCAACAAGACTTGAAAAACGAACAAGATGCGTTTAATTACTTTTTATCATGAGTATAAATTACAAAAACGAAATATTTTCATTAACAGGAACAGGAAATACTACAGTGATTAATATAGCTACAACCGCCATAGCTATTGTTAAAAGTGTGTATTGTGCAAATACAAGCACAGGTTCAGTCCTTGTAAAAGCTCGTGCTAAGAGTGGAGGATCGAATGCTAGATTTTTTGTAAAAAGTTTAGCAACAAATACTTCAGAAAATTTAACTCCACAGGGGTTGAATTTAGAGGCAGGAGATGCTATAGAAGTTCAATCAAGTGAAGGTGGCGGCGTAATTGAAGGTGTCGTCAGTTACGCTTTAATAAATAGAGAGAATGAAAACGGATAATTTACCAAAGATAGATTGTACAACTATAGTAACATATAGAAATACAAAAACTGGTGAAACATATAAAGAGAAAGTAGAGGGACCTGATATTGTACAAGACTGTACAGTTCAAGTATCTCCTAAAGGATTAGATGTATTACAGAAAGTTATGAATCAAAAAAATGATAAAAGTAGTAAGTAACGTATTAACTAAACAAGAATTATTCACTCTATATAAAGGTCTGTTAGATACTAATTTTTGGAGTATAAATGTTAATGCTGTAAAGACAAATAATACTAACGTGTATCCTAATTTTTATCCAGGTGTTGAACTATTAAGAAATGGTGAACCACTTCAAAATAATCCATACTGGATTGGTTATTTCAGTTGTTTATTTGACAGAATAAATCAAAAATTATTAGAGCAACATAATTTTATTTTAAATCGTAATATATTTAGAATACGTCTTAATGCTCAAGATAGAGATAGAGAAGTAGACTTTCACGTAGATCATCACACAAATGAAAGTGTTAGTATAGTTGGTTTTCTTACACCTGATTGGTCGACAGATTGGAAAGGCGGTTTAAATGTAGAGGGAAAGACTTATGAATATAAACCTGGTGATTTCATAGTTTTTGATTCTAACATTATGCATAAACCAGAAACATTTGTAAAACAAAACTTATATTGGAGGATATCAGTAAATTATGTTATTAAGAAATCATACACCTAGAGGTGGAACAGAATTACAATTTGAGTATTTAAACAAGTATGTAGATTCAAGCATCTTGGACCAAATACAAATAACAACATCAGTCCCAGAAAAAATTCCTTTGCATCCAACCAAGTTAAATATTCTATGGCAAAAAAATTCTTATGATCAACCGAATCTGGCTCCATGGTTCAAGAACAAGAACAATCATAAAAAGTATGATTGGTATGTTTTTAATTCACATTGGACGTATGAAAAATTTAGATATAACTTTGATATACCTACTGAAAGGTCTGTAGTTATAAAGAATGGTATAGATAAAATAGAACCAGCTAAACCATACGAAGTTGGAAAGCCTCTTAAAATTATACATCAAAATACACCGTGGAGAGGTTTATCAGTTTTGTTAGGTGCAATGCAATTAGTAAAAAATCCTTTGGTTTCATTAGATGTATACTCTTCGACAGAAGTATATGGAAAAAGTTTTTATGATAATAATGATCGTCACTATAAAGAGTTGTATGAACAAGCAGAGTCTTTATCTAACGTAAACTATATTGGTTACAAACCAAATCAATATATAAAAGATAATTTAAAAAATTATCACATATATGCTTATCCTAGCATATTTGAAGAAACTTTTTGTATTTCGTTGTTAGAATGTATGGCAGCTGGTCTGTATTGTATAGTAACTGATTTTGGAGCGTTGTATGAGACAGGTGCAGAGTTTCCTATGTATATTCCTTATGATAAAAATTATCGTGCTCTAGCTCAAAAATTTGCTTTTGGAATAGACGCAGCTGCAAAAACTTTGCATAAACAACAAATAATTAATCATTTAGAATGTCAGTCTTCTTATGCAAATGTTTATTACAATTGGAATAAAATAGCTATTCAATGGCAAACTTTTTTAAAAGGAGCTTTAGATGCAAGAACCAAATAAACCTATATGGTTTAAACAACCAGGTGAAGAAACATCCGTTAGAACTATAAACTTAGGAGGCCTTGGAGCTCGGTCACCGCATAGAATAATGGTATGCACTCCTTGTCATAGCGATACTTCTATGCATTACACACAAGCTGTTTTAAAGTTTCAACAAGCATGTATACAAAGAAATATTTTAGTTAGCTTTACAATAATGAAATCTTCTTTAGTTACACAAGGTAGAAATCTATGTGTAGCTGAAATGTTAAATCATGAAGATAACTATACACACTTACTATTTATAGATTCAGATATTGATTTTAAATTTCAAACAATTGAAACAATGTTAGAAGCAGACAAAGATGTTATTGCCTGTCCTTATCCTTTAAAACAATTTAGTTGGGATAAAGCTTGGCAGAGATTACAAGAAAAAGATGGAGCCATAGAGACAGCACAAGATCTAGCTAAAAGTGGTTATACCTTTCCTTTAAAATTAGAAGATCAAGCTGAGATAATATCTGAAAAAGGTATTGTTCAAGTAACTCACGCTCCAACTGGGTGTATGTTAATAAAAAGAAAAGTTCTAGAAGACATGATTAAACATTACCCTGAACTAGAAATACACCAACCTACCTTTATTAATGGTAAAGAAACTAAATTAAAAAATACATGGAACCTTTTTGATACTATACATGACCCTAAAACTAAGCAATACTTTGGTGAAGACTTTGGTTTCTGTGAAAAATGGGGCAGAATGGGTGGTAAGATATACGTATATATAATGGATTATATATCTCATGTGGGTGACTACTGTTATACAGGACGATTCTTTGATGACCTTAAACAAGGTGAAACGCCTAGTAAACACCTTGACGAAGATAAAAAAATCAAATAAAGTGTAGTATTTTCAGGATACCTACGCCTGCTCAACAATATTAATATATTTAAATTATGGCAATATCAAGAATGCAAGAACCCAGACAATTATACGGATTAGGTAGCTTAGTTAAATCAGTTACCAAAGGCGTTAAAAAACTAATTAAGTCACCACTAGGAAAAGCAGCTATATTAGGAGCAGTGGGATTTGGTATACCAGGAACGCAGTTTGGTGGTCTATTTGGTAGAGCTGCATTTGGTGGAGCTGCTCCAAGTATTTTTGGTAAGGCTGGTGGTATTAGTGCTTTGCTTGGACAAAAAGCAATGACTCAAGCACCATTTGCTAAAGCTACAGGTTTGCAAAAATTTTTAGGTGGAATCCCTGGCGGTGGATATACAGTAGGAGCTATTGGAAGTATTCTTGCAGCTGCTGGTATGAGCCCTGAAGAAATTGAAGAGACTAAAAGAGATCCAGAAAAGTTAAAAATTTATTTAAGAGATTATTTTAGTAAAACAAATCCTGATGCATCAGATGAAGAAGTAAACGCATTTGTAGAAACAAATGTATCTGAGTATGCTACAGGTGGACGTGTTGGTTTTCAAGGTGGTGGCGCTGATGCAGGTTTATCTGATTTTGTGGCTCCTCCTGCAAGTGGTGGAGTTGCTGACTTACCAACAAATATCCCTAAAGGTGGTGGGGGAGATGACAAAGGAGATGACAGAAATATTTTAAAAAAATTTTTAGATAATCCAGTAGTTTCAACGGTTGGAAGTTTTGCTTTACCTCAATCTAATATTAAAAAATTTTATGATTTTCTTAACTTTGCAAACACAATGCAAAATATTAAAGACAGCGACTTAGTATATGGTACTGGTGACAGAGTTAATTTTTCTGAAGGTAAGAACATGAAGATGGCTTCTATGGAAGAAAATGAAAGAGAATTTATGAGACTTGTAGAAGAATTAATGGAGAGAGGTTTTAGTCAGCAAGAAGCAATTGACGAAGCTAGAGAAGAATTTGACAGAAAAGCAATAGCTACAGGTGGACGTGTTGGTTTTGCTGATGGTAAAAATATGAAGATGGCATCAGCACCTGATTTAGAAGACTCCAGAAATGACATGGCTAATCAAATGTTTGGTAAAGATTTAAGACTATTAACAGAAGAAGAATTAGAAATGCTTGAAGACGAAATAGATAGATTAAGTATTAAGTTTATGGCTAAAGGCGGAATGCCAACAGGTATTATGAGAACTAATCAAGCAGGAACTATAGAACGAGACTATAGAGAAACTGGTGGCTTTGTACCAGTTGGTATAAAAGAAAAAGCAGACGATGTACCTGCTATGTTAAGTAAAA